GAAGGCCTTTGCATTGAATCTGTTGTAGGCGCTTGTGTCGGTGGTCTCGGTCGCCCGGATGAGGCTATCATTCATCTGCCTGAGCATCAGCCGAAGGGTCTCAAGGGCCTGCTTTTCCTTGAAACTGTCAAAGTCGATCTTCTCAACGATAGTTTCATGCTCTATACTTCTTCCAGGAGCCTTGTCAGGCCCCATTCCAAATCCGTTTTCCATTTCTTTTCACCGTCCATTAGTGATCTTAAAAGGTTCTTTTGCCACTTTGCCCATGTTATAGGCCGTCTCGGGGTCAATGCCGTACTTGACCATGTATGCGTACTTGTCGAGCAGCTTTCCGCCGCCCCCTGGCCTGTAAAGCGTGGTCCCTGCCCGGATCTCAAAGCCAGCAGGCAGGACTTCATTCATGCTATCCAGGAATGGTATGCAGTCCAAATAGTTCCCCGACTCCTCGAATTCCACGATATACTGCTCAAGCATGTCCGGTTTGGTGGGCATGTCTTCGGGGAGCTTCATCACATGGGCGCACTCCGGGCATGGCACAAGAGCGAGCCCCTTGGTGTACCCGCGTCTCATCACGGCCCTCTTTATCTTCGCGCCCGGTATCATGATGTCTTTGTCGCATCCAGGGTTGCCGCATATCGTATTAATGCCTTTCATGCCACCAGTGCCGTACAGGATCAATTTTTCCATTTCCATCATCTCAATGCAATCTTGATCTTCGCGCCCACAAGCTTCTCTATATTCTTTTCGTTGTTCTTCAGAGCATCCCGGCCAGCGTGGGCTTTCCGGCCAGCTCGGGAAAGAGGATTGGTAGGATCGGGATGCCGCAGGCTCGCATCGTTCTCCTGCCTGGCCGCATAAGGCCCGGTGGATGAGATCGTGTACTGGTGCGCGCCCGTCTTGGCTGGCTGGACGTGGCTTGCCAGCTCGCCGGTAGCGTAGGGGATGGTTTCCACCCACGCTTTTGAGATGAGTTCCGCCGATTCCCGGACTCCATCCAGCGCCGCGGCCATCACAACTTTCTCGATCTGTGGACCATGCCAACGGACTACCATGTCACCCTCCTGCTCTCTTGATAGCGTCTTCAAAAGTTCCTGCAATCGCTATATTGTGAGTGCAGTTGGGGTGGAAAAGTCCATCTGCTCTCGCGTCTGCCAGCGTCGGATAGCCAGGAGTCTCGCCGGTGAGGCTCACGGTCCGGCCCACCCACCGCATGCATTTGTCGCAGGTCCGAGAGGATGACCCGCCCACCACCTGGGCCAGGTCATATCCATGCTCCAGAAGCCGATTCTTAGTGCCCTCGATCATAGCTTGCCGGGGCGTGGTCCGAGCGATCATCTCGGCATAGGTCTCCATGTTCCACCGCTTTCCTGCCGCGTCCACGAAGCCGGTTATGCCCCTATCGGCCATGTCGGACCGGATCCTTTTGGCCGTCTGCTGCCAGGTCTGATAGCCTACCACCTGGCCGGTCACATTTTCAAGGGCAATGGAGCGATAGACATCGTTCACCCTCCGGCCGATCACCTGATCCACTATTTCGAATCTGCTATAAGCGTTCTCAGAAAGCACTTTCACGGCCTGCTGGTGGACGGCCTCGAATCCGGCACCGCCAGACAGACCCGTGCTCTTCATCCCGGACTCGTACGCCTCCTGGATGGCCTGAGTGGACCAGTCTCTAGCCCCTGCAAGGAGATCCTTCTTGATCTTCTTCACATTCCGGAGCATTGCGTTGAGCTGCCTGGTACTATTGCCCTTCAGGAGAGCTTTTGTCACTTCGGCCAGTATGTCCTTCTCTGCCCGGCTATAGAGCTTGATTAAGCGCTCTGCCTGGGCATCTGTGATATCGGCCATCTCAGTTTCCGCCGCTTCTCGATCCGCCCAAGGCCACGGATCTCATTGAACCGTCATATGAGACGCCAACGAGTCCGAGAACAGGCCAATCTCTGCTGTCCTTGGTGAGCACATCCCCGGCCTCTACAGCGGCCTCACACTTCACAATGGCCTGGCATTGCAGCTCATCGCCTTGGACGGTCCGGACAACTTTCGCTCCGTGCGCCCATAGGACGGTGATGGTGCTGGTGGCGTAGGTGTCATCATTCCCATCATTCCCGGTCTTGTGCTTCCAGGATACGGATATGCCGTGAGCAGCCAGGTATGGGCTCAAGAGACTCATCGGATGGGCACGCTCCGGGCAATGTACTTTGATAGCAATCGATACGATGAAGAGCTTTTCAGGCCCATTTGAGAAGCGCTGCCCGATCCTGGCCGGAAGGTCTCGGAGATTATGCCAGGAATCTGGTAGCTTGCCACTCCGGCCTCCTGGAGGGATGCCCGGCTGGTGCCCCCGGCGGACTGTTCTGCATAGAGGGAGATTGCCTCCTCCACGCAAGCCCTCTTTACATCTGTGGGCACTATGGCCAGGCTGGTGCTGCTGTTCCAGTCGCAAGTGATCCAGTCTATGATCCGGGGAAAGGCGCGGGGCTGGTCGGGAACACCGGCTACTACATCGATATCGTACTTGGTGCCCCTCAGCGGCAGGGCGTCTATCCGCCGTGTGGCCTCCTGGCAATACCATTCCTGGGCGGCGGCCAGGGCTTTCAGAGCAACTGCAGCCGCCCGAGGATCAGCCGTGCCTATCAGGGCTTCAAGCTCAGCATCCGACTCTATGTAGCTGTCTGTGAACGGAGTATCGACCATCTATTCCTACTTCCTGATTAGGGCCTTTCGTTTTGCCCTGTGCCCAAGTTTCTCATCGATTATGCTCTTCAGGTAGATTAGATCTGCATCAGAGAAATCATTCATGATCTCCCGCCAATCCATGTCATGGACTTGCATCTAGATCCTCATCCCGAAAATATGACAAATGAGCTTGTAGCCGAACCAGGACACGAAGGATATCGCGCAGCCAATGACCACCAGAGTTATGGGGTGATTGAGCACCGCCGAAAACATCCCGTCCTTTGTAGCCTCCACGGTCTGCGATTCTTCCAGATGACAGATCCGGTCTTCGTGATCGTCTAGGATCTGCCGCGTGGCGTTTTTTTCTTCGGCGCACTCCTGGAGGTGGTCGACCAGCTTTTGGTACATCCTCACTAATATGTCGTGGTCTGGCAGACCTGATATATCATCGATGGTTTTCGGCACCAATAGACCACATCCTTAGAGTACCATTGGTACCGAAAGTAATTATAAGGGGCGATCCTATACTATTATTAGTGGATTGCTTTGACACTTTGCCTGTCATTGTCGTCCACTCCTATGTCATCATTATTTTTTTCATAATCAGGCCTCGGGAAAAAGAGAGGTGGGATGGTCACTTATTGAGCTGATCCCATGTCCACTTCAGAGCAGGGCCGCCGGCTACTCTCCAGTAGGCGATCAGCAGGAACAGGACGCCCGACAGGGCAGAGATCTGCTCGACGCTCAGGCCGGCATAGCCAAATGCCACCAGTGCGCTTGATATGATGCCCAGGAGGGCGGCTATCTCAGTCTTGCTCTTCAAGGGGAACTTGTAATCGTCCCCGATCACTTCTTCATCTGTCATAGAATCACCTCAAAAAAAGTTTTTGGAGTTCATTCCTTGGTACAGGTGAACTCTCTCACGACGTGTGCCCTGGCCACATCCAGATCAGCGAGGAAGGCAACGGCGTCAAACCGATTATAGGCGCTGCTGTCGGTGGTGGCGGTGCATCTGCCCACGCTATCAAGCATCTGAGTCAGCAGGAGCTGGAGGGTCTCAAGGTTCTGTTTCTCCTTGAAGCTCTTCACATCTATTTTTTCAACAATGTTCTCTCTCTCTACACTTCTTTTAGGGGCCTTGTCGGGTCCCATTCCGCAAAACTCGTTGTCCATTTATTTCACCTTCCAATATTGAATACAGTTAGGCCGCTTCGAATCTGCTTCAAGGCCTCCAGCTCCAACACGTCAGAGCCATAAGCCTTCTTCCACTCCCAGCGATTCATCATAGCACCACCAGAGCCTCGTTTGGCCCGGAAGAAGTTCTTTCCATAAGTCTCCACGACCTTCTTGAAAGAGTTCTCGTTGATTTGGCAGCCTATGATCTTGTCATCGGGCCGGAGTTCTGCCCTTTTCACTACCCGGAAGCCCTCATCTTCTTCTACGTCGAGCACTTCCCATCGGCGAACCAAATCCACTGCTCGGAAATCCGGGATAAGTGTCTCTTCACCCACAGGCAGACTCGCAGCGGCCCCGTCCCAGGGCAGGCATTCCAGCCATTCCTCTTCTTCTTCAGGCATCAGATCATCCACCAGATTACTGTGATAGTAGAATCGGTATACGTGGGCTCATTGTATTGGTCCACCGCTCCCTTTTGCTTCCAGGTGACCGACTCGCCCAGCATAGCCAGATACGAATCCAGAAGGCTCATATAATCGGCACGCTCCGGGCTATGTAGGTCTTCAGGAGCCTGTGAGCGTCTGCAGAGCGCAGGCCTCCTAAACGGGTTGCCGCACCTGGCCGGAAGGTCTCGGATATGATACCTGGTATCTGGTAGCTGGCCACACCCTGCTCCTGCAGGTCCCTTCGGCCTCCTGCACCCTGTGAAAAGATGGCCAGGGCCTCTTCCAAACAGGCATCTTTGACCGCCTGAGGTACTACGGGTAGATCGGTCGAATCGTTCCAGTTGCATGTGACACCATCGATTATCCTGGGGAACTGGAGAGTCTGGACCGCCACACCAGCAACTATATCAGTATCATACTTCTGGCCAGCAAGGGTGAGCCGGTCGATGTGCCGCGTCGCCTCCTGCAGATACCATTCCAGGTATTCAGAGTCCAGAAAGGTGATAGCAAGTGGGCTATTTTCAAAATACGTGGACGCCGCGGAGGCGTCCAC